CAGCGTCCGGAGATGCAGAAGCCAATCGAGACAGCCAAGCAGTATCTAAAGAACATAAACTCATACGCAGTGGTCATTAAGACGCTAAACGGTGTGCTCATGAAGAGTGGTATTGACGATGATGAGGATTTGGATGAGTTTGAATGATGGTAAGCTTGCCACATCCTTATGAATGGAGTGAGAGTAATGGACGAAACCGAACCAGACAATGCCAGAAGACTAACGATAATCGAAAACAAAATCCATGAAGCAATTCTAAGCTCCGTCGATAAGGAAGGTGCGGACAATTACGAAGTCTCTTATGCACTAAGCAATATAGCAAATACATGGAACAGAAGGTGCCTGAGGGAAGCGATGAAAAATGACAAGTGAGGAGAAAATATGAAACTAAAAATTGATGAAATTCTTAAGACCTGCATCATGCTGAACAAAAGTACCTTAGTCCTAAAGTTTAATTGCTTAACGCACCCTAATGACATCGAAAAGATGCGCGTTGATCTACAATCGCAATGTACCGGAATAGAAGTAGTTATCCTCCCTAATGAGGTCGATGTGGCAGATGACAATATCAATACTGAAATAATATCCGAGGGCTTAAATATCGTTTGTGATGTTTCGAAAGAAGGGGATATTGAAAAAACTGCGAGTGCGCTCGGGGTATGGCTTTTAAAATAAAATATTCCCAGAAGATAGCGTGATTCTCCTTGATAAAAGGTGGTGACGCCATAGCCATGCTTGATGAATTAATGCAAATGTCGGAGATTGCAAAAGAGGCAAACGAGTAGACGGAGGAAACGAGGAGGAATAATTCATGAATGACCTATTAAAAAGAAAAGGAATCTTCACGGTAAGTCGCGAAGCTATCGAATCCGGACCAGAAGAAGTCATCGAAGCCCTAAGGGACGTATTGGTTGTACAATTAGAAAACGACTTCATGACTAATTCGATTAAATATGGCGGCTATTCAAAGCATTTTGATTTAGTCAAAGAGGGGGATCCTCCTCCGAGTTATATTGCTAGTTGCAAAAAATATAACAACGGCACCATTGCGGTAACATGGCACAGGGAAAAGGAATATACCGAGCGTGACGTGAAAGACATGTTCAAGGAGATTAACGAGGGATTAAGGAATATCAGAATAGAATATGGGCTCAAGAATCTTCGCGTTTCTGAAGGACTGGATATCGAAAAAATCGCAAGGGCAATAGCTGTAAAACTAAATGAGTGTACCGTTAATATGGATGGCAAGAGTGACTGACCTAGTTAACGGGGCAGAGTGTAACGGCACCCACTCTTTCCTTCTTGAATATATCCTGAAATGTAAATCTGGCGAAACACTAATTGGCCACGAGCTAATGCAGATGCTGGACATCCTAGTCGCCCACTTCGACAACCCCGACATAACCGTAGATTTCGAAGACGCCCATAAACGTATTCGCTTTATCGAAACCAAATGCAAACACTCGGAAGCCCCATTTGCCGGTAAACCATTTTTATTAACTCTTCGACAAAAAGCATTCATTGAAGCCTTTTATTGCTTCAAAATATTCGATCCTGAACTCAATAAGACAGTCAGGATGTATCAGGAATTCTTATTAATGATTGCCAGAAAATGCGGAAAAACCCCATTTGTCTCTGCTATGGATTTGGCAGAGTTTTTTTGTGGACCAAAAGGGAGCAAGATACTATGCTCATCGAACGACTATGAGCAAGCAGGCCTTATGTTCGATGCAATAAATGCAATGCGAGAAGAGAGCAAAAGTCTTGAACGGGTTACCCGTAAAAATATCAAAGGCATATTCTTTGGAAACCCTAAGAAGCCGAAGAAAAGCGGGAAGTTCTCTTATCAAAATAAAGGTAGTATCAGAAAGATATCTGCAAAAACAGGAGCCAAAGAAGGGAAAAATATTATCGTTGGTTCTGTCGATGAGGTGCATGAGCTAAAAGACAATTCCTCAATCATGCCGATACGCCAAGCTTTATCAACTCAGGACGAACCGATTTATGGAGAGATCACAACCGAGGGCTTCACCAATGATGGATACTTGGATGATCGCCTAAAAGATGCACGCCAAGTATTAGCGGGTGAGATTGACCGTCCGCGATGGCTCATATGGCTATACACTCAGGATAGCGAAGCCGAAATATGGCAAGATGAAAAGTCATGGGTTAAGAGCAATCCTGATCTTGGAGTCATTAAGAAATGGGGCTTCCTTCGGGGCATGATCGAAGAGGCCAAGACGAGTAAGGCAACTCGCGCGTTTGTTTTAGCTAAGGATTTCAATATCAAACAAAATAACGCAGCGGCATGGCTAACTGATGCCGAACTCACAAACGATGCCACGTTCGACCTTGAAATACTTCGAGGTTGTGCTGGTATAGGATCAGTTGACCTAGCAGAGACAACAGATCTCTTGTCCGCAAGAATGACCGTCATGCGTCCAAACGACAACCATAAGTATACATTTAGTAAATACTTTATCCCGGAAAGCAAGCTCGATAAAAGTCCTGACGGAGTTGATTATCTAGAATGGGCAAGGCAGGGATTAATCGAGATATGTCCTGGCAATGATAACGACTTCAGTTATGTGACGAATTGGTTCATCTATGTGATCAAGCAACTTGGAATCAAACCTTATAAAATCGGCTACGATACTGCGCTTGCAAAGTACTGGGTTAAGGAAATGGAGGATATGGGCTTCACCATGGAACGAGTACCACAAAAGAGAGAAGTCATGTCTACGCCTATGAAATTGCTTGAAGCAGATCTAAGGAGTAAATCAATTAACTATGGCGCAAACCCCACGGATCGATGGTGCCTGTCCAATACGGCCCTTGACATCGACAAACGTGGCTTGATTATGCCGATTAAAGTAAAAGGCAAGCCGGAGAATAGAATTGATGGATGCGTAACAATGATTATAGGTTATGCTGTTTTGATGCAGTACCGGACGGAATACATAAAGTTGGTGGGGGGATAAGGATGACGTGCATAATCGGTGTGGTTCATGAAGATAAGGTATACATGGGCGGCGACAGTGCTGGGGTTGGTGGTTACTCATTAACTCTGAGGGCAGACGAAAAGGTATTTCAAAACGGTCCATTCCTAATGGGCTTCACCACCTCATTCCGCATGGGCCAGCTACTTAGATATTCCTTATCTGTCCCGGATCATCCATGCGATTCCAAGGGGAAACCAATGGACACGTATCAATACATGGTTACGATCTTCATAAATGCTGTCAGGCAATGTTTAAAAGATGGCGGCTATGCCACAAGTGAAAAGGGCCAAGAATGGGGCGGAACCTTTCTCGTGGGTTACAGGGGAAGATTATTCATGATTCAAGACAACTACCAAGTGGCCGAGAGTATTGATAACTTCCAGTCAGTTGGATGCGGCGAAGAAATAGCCAGAGGCGCATTGTGTGTTACGCCAGACCTTCCGCCTGAGAAAAGGATAAGAATGGCACTTGAAGCGGCTGAACGATATAGCGCCGGTGTGCGTGGGCCATTTGTAATAAAGACGCTACAGGCGGTGACGCCTTGAAAAAGAAAAATATTAGAATTAAATATACTTGCTCAGATTATTGCCACCACGAACATAAGTACAAGCTTACAGCGTGGCTTTGCGGCAGAATCCAAGAGAAAATATTAACAGCTATGAGCATACTTGAGTGGTTAATAAAATGCATTGACGATATCCTTTTCCTGCTTGGAGTAATCTTTCTATCCCTAGCAGGGTTCTTAATTTATGTACCTCTTGGGTTTATGATTCTTGGCATATGTTGCGTGGCGTGTGCCCTTATTATTAACAAATCAAAGATTAATCGAACTTGAAACTAATGAGGCTCAGATAAAGTGCGGTTACAATGCCTAAGCTAAAGGAGGCGAGGCCATGGGCTTTGTCAGTATGGTTAAAGGTCTATATGCAGGCAAGAAAGCAGAAGCCGCGCAAATGGACTATGCTAATTTTCTCGAAGCCCAAATACCGATCTTTAGCCTATTTGGACAAAATATTTACTCTCATGATTTAGTCCAGAATTGCATTGACAGAATTGCAAGCGAGGTCAGCAAGCTAGATCCAACACATATACGGACGGACAACACTGGAATGCGAAATGTTGTAAATAGCAACATAAACCGTTTGCTAAGATTTGGACCAAACGAAATCATGGACACTGGGAGTTTCCTTGAGAAGATAACATGGCTGCTATTTCTGAATTATAATGCGTTCATCTACCCTGCCTTTGACGAAACTATATCCAATGGAATGTCCAATCGAACCTACACTGGCTTGTATCCCTTGCAACCAATGATCGTCGAGTTCTTGCAGGACATAACCGGGACAATGTTCCTTAGGCTTACATTTAGAAACGGAGAGCAATTCACTCTTCGTTATGACAACATCATCCACCTGCGTAAGAAATTTAGCGTCAATGCGTCGATGGGTGGCGGGATAAACGGTCAGCCGGATAACGATGCTATTCAAAAAACATTGGATGTAAATGATGTCGTAATTCAGGGCCTAGAGAAAGCGATAAGGGAAAGCTTATCAATTCGTGGGGTTGTAAAAATAAACACCTTAATGGATGACGACAAACTTAAGGCAGAGCGCAGAAGCTTTGAGGAAAAGCTCAGGCGAAACGAAGCCGGAATTATTGCGATGGACCTCAAGGGGGAATATGTTCCGATTCAGCGAGATCCGGAGATAATCGACAAGGACACTCTGGATTTTATCCAACAAAAGGTTTCGAATTACTATGGCGTGTCTATGCCGATCCTGACGGGTGATTATACAGATGCCCAATTCGAAGCCTTTTTCCAAGCGACAATTCAACCCATAATCATGAGCCTTGGCCGAAATTTCAGCCGGGTTATTTTTTCGCCCATGGAGCTGGCAGTTGGCAACGAGATTATGTTCTATCAACAAAATCTCTCCTACCTAAGCACGGCGTCTAAGCTTAACTTCCTTCAAATTGCTGGCGATCAAGGCCTTCTTACGGATAACGAAAAGCTCGAAGTTCTTGGTTACCCTCCAGTTGTAGGAGGTGATCGCGTAACCATGAGCTTGAATTACATTGACAGAAATCTAATCAGTCAATACCAAATGGGAAAGGTCAAAACCGAGGAAGCAGGAGGTTAGCCATAGTGGGCACAAAAGCAAAAAAAGATTGGCCTATTGCGGAACGCAATACACAATGGGATGGAGGAGGAGCCCATAATCGAATTTTAAAATGGGCCACGGACACAAAGGGCAATGTAGATTGGGGAAAATATGCAAGCTGTCATTTCTGGTTCGATAGTTCTGCTCCTGATCCGGATAAAGACGGCCTACCTGATCGAGTAGGTGATTACAAACTATTATTTTGTGACGTTCATGGAACAACGGTCAAGGCTGTGCCGAAAGGAATTTTTGCAGTAGCAGCTGCCCTACAAGGTTCCCGTGGTGGAGTGGATATGCCGGCAGATGATGTACCAAAGGTAAAATTAGTCGTAGAGGCTTATTACAATCGCATGGCTAAGCAATTTAATGACGATAGCATAGTTGCCCCATGGAACCAGAAATCAAAGACCTTCCGTAGAAGGATAGAGATTCAAGATTTAAGGGCATCTATGGGTTCGGGTACCGGCGATGACAATCCCGCAAACATTATTTCCGGCCATGCTGTCGTATATGGGCAAACAACCAACATAGGAAATATGTTCAACGAAGTTATTGCACCAGGGGCATTGGATAACACAGATTTATCCGATGTCTTATTTTTTGTCAATCACGAATCTGACCAAATTCCATTAGCGCGTAGTCGAAGAAACAATAAAAACTCTACATTAAGACTTACGGTTGATGACCAGGGACTCTACTTTGAGGCGACATTAGATACCGAGCATAATGACCTTGCTAGAAGTTTATTTAGCGCTGTTTCGCGCGGAGACATTTCCGGCATGTCATTTGGATTCCGAGTAAAAGATGATGAATGGACAGGGCTGGACACGAATATGCCTACCCGAACCATCAATGCGATAAGTAGAATAGGCGAAATTTCCGCTGTCAATTCCCCGGCTTACCCAGGGACTGACATAAATGCAAGTGCTCGTGATCGACAAACATGGGAAGCTGACTGGCTAGCAGTGGAGACTGCTCGTTCATCGGTAGCCCCTGAAGCGGTGGATACTGCACGATCGTCAGTGGAGACCGATAAAGACGAGCTGCAGCTATTAAAAGAAAAATTGAAATTGAGGTGAAATAACCATGAAAGATTGGTTGAAAAAAGTATTAAAACAGAAACAAGATGCTCGTGCCGTGTTGAAAGAAAAGGGCGATAAAAGTAACGACCTCGATGAAGTGCGTAGTATCAATGTGCAGGATATAGCGCTGGGCGCCGAAATAAGGGATATCGAAAGCCAACTACAGAAGGTAGAGGACGAAGAAAGGGCAGCGCAGGAGTTGGCTAATACCCAAAATGCTGCACAACAAAGCCAGCAAGTACCCGGATTTGATTCTTCGCGTCCACTGGCAGGGGATCAACAAAGAAGTGTGGTAGATCCTCTTGCCTCGACAAGTATGGGTGCAGGTGGGCAAGCTAATCCGAATCAACCCCAAGGCGAAACCCGTTCACATGGCTCCTTTGCTTATGGTGGTTTACCTAGCGGCCATAGCGAAGAAGCCCGCCAGAAGGAGCACTTCCAAAAATGCGAACAACGGGGAGCTGACCTGAAGGATCGTAAGCCAGTTGTTTTCACCGCTGAAGACTTCCCTGAGTTTCGTGCAGTAACGATTGGCGCAAGTAACCTGGTAACTCAGGCGAAGTACAGTAATATCTTGATTCCAAAGTTTAACGAAGTATCCGGAGTTATAGATGTTGTCAACGCTATTCCGATGAATGGCGGCGAAAGCTATACACAAGGTTTCGAGATCCAGTCCGGGACGGGTGACTACACGGCTGAGACGGATAGTTATGTAACCGCTGACCCGACATTCGGCTATGTGGCCATACAAAAAGCAAAGATCACCGCCTACAGTGAGTTGACTGATGAAGCCAAGAAGCTACCCAACGTCGACTATCAATCCCGCGTAGGAGCAAACATGGTTATAGCCATTCGTAAGAAGCTTGCAGCTCAAATTATGCTTGGCGGAGGGACCAATAATCAATTAACAGGCATATTTAATGCCCCAACCAATGTTATGCCTGTTGCCCTCGTAGACATTCCCATGTCGGTGATCGACGAAACCACCTTAGATCTGATTGTCTTCAGCTATGGCGGAGACGAGAACGTTGAAGGTGGACAATATCTAATCCTGAATAAAAAGGATTTAGCTGCCTTCGCTGCTGTACGTGCTACAACCGGACAAAAACTCTACAACATCACATTGAATGGCAATGTTGGTACGATTTCTTCCGACAATAGCTATGCCGTCAACTTCATAGTCAATAGCAATTGCCCTGCAATGTCGGACCCCACTGTGCCTGCCAATACCTATTGCATGGCCTATGGATCTCCAGCGGCTTACGAGCTTCCGGTATTTTCCCAAATTGAGGTTATGGAATCTATCGACTTCAAATTCCAAACTGGCCAACTTGCCTTCCGTAGCTCTATATGGTCCGGTGGTAATGTTGTCAAGTATCGCGGCTTTACAAGAATTCAGAAAGTCGCAGCGGTTTAAATTTGGCAAGGCAGGCGTGTGCCGAGATCCACGTCTGCCTACTATATGTAAGGAGTGGTCACATTGAGACAAGCAATGGGATACAAAAATATGCGACTAGAAACCGATGTAAAAGAAAAGAGTGTCGGGTGGGGATTCCTGCCCCACTTCCAGCGCACTGCTGCAGAAGCCGCAGCAGCAAGTACTACCGCCATACTGGCAGCTACAGCATTAACAGTAGCTGCGCAAGCCATCACGGTTGGTATTACAAATCCACCAGCACCACGGAGTATTCAAGTTGTCGGGGATGCCGCAGGGATGGTCGGAAATATTGTGATCACAGGAACAGCCTATGATGGTTCGGATATCACGGAAACATTAGCCATGAATGGTACGACGGTTGTTGAAGGGGCCAAGGCGTTTTCGGCCGTAACCCAAATCGAACTTCCGGCCTACACACATGGTGGAACAGATACCGTGAGTGTGGGATTCGGTAATAAGTTAGGCTTGCCTTATAAGCTATCAATAAACACTGTTCTTGCTGCTTATCTGAACGGTGTAAGGGAAGCGACTGCGGCCGCCGTTACCGTGAGCGCCACAAATATAGAAGGCAACACCATCTTACTGAACAGCGCTCTTAACGGAACCTCTGTTGATGCTTTCTTGATCGTTTAGGAGCTGATCTTATGGCAAGAAAAAGATAACACCATCCTATTCAAAGTTAATCGACCCCTGACGAAACTTGAACACGATTTATTAATGGTACGCATGGAAGAACAGGAGAGACGGATAGGTATGAAAATTATTGTAATTCCCTATTCTATTGATCTTGTTGATGGAAAAAATTAGTCTAAACAAACTTACCGCTAAATTGAGGTGGCGTTTTAAGTGAGCATACTCACTCCCCAAGAAGCTGCCATTATGCTTCGCTTACCCGATCCGGATGATTACCCGCAATTTAATATCATATTGCCCTTCGTCGACGACTTCATCAAAACGGCAACGGGCTATGATTGGGCATCAGACACAACCATAGACCCCACAGCAAAAATGTTAGCCTCTGCCCTGGCTGCGCGTTGGTTTGATGATCCTGGTCAGATGGGCGTAATTAAGGACAATGATATTGGCGTTCAAAGTCTTATCGGTCAACTCCATGGCAAGGCTGTACAGGCACAACAGGCCGCTATTCCTCCACCGGTAATCCCGGTAATTCCTTGGCCGTGGTCAATGTAAAGGTGGTGATTCAATGCGCCTAAACCTAAGTAAAAGAATAAACATTGGCACATTTAACCGCAAGATAAGTTTTATGACTTACTCTCAGGGCACGAATGAAGCAGGGGGGACAACTCTAACACCTGTCGTTTTCAAAACCACCTTAGCAGCAATGGATGTAATCGACGGTAGTGATTATTTTGAGGCGAAGAAACTCCAGGCACAGCTAACCTACATGTTTACATCTAGATATCTTCAAGGCATAACTCCTGATATGTTAGTCCAATACCAAACGAGGACATTCCTGATCCAAGACATACTCAATGTGCAGGAAAAAAACGAGTTCATGGTAGTTATAGCCGTCGAGAGGATTTTCAGAAATGGCTGATGATTTTGAAGTTAAGTTTACTGGGCTTGATGAGTTACAAATTAGGCTGGAAGAAGTTAGGACTAAGTATCCATTCAGGGAAGAAGAAATACTCTTGAAACTTGGCAAGACCTTAAAAACCATGGCAATAGCTCGAACTCCAACGGGCAAGCATAAGAAGCATTTGAAGAGTAAGTATAAATTGTCCAGCGTTTATTATGGACAGGGTGGGGCAAGTAGTATATCTTTGACGAACACAAGTCCTCTTTTTCACTTAGTCGAGAAGGGACATGTCGTCAAGAATAAGAGCGGTGGTCCAACGCTTGGATTTGCTCCAGGGGTGCACATGTTGGAAAATTCTATGCTTGAGATGGATAATGTGGTTCCAGCACTTGTGGAGACATGGCTTGATAGCGTGTTAGGTGATCTAAAATGATTACACTTGAAGAAATCTGGACAACAATCAAAAATGGTTTGGATCCATTAAATATCACCGTCTATGCGAGTGAGATCAAAGAGGGATTTTTCCGCGCTTGTTTCTTTATAAATCTGATGCCGATTAAAAGCGAAACATTCAAGCTTGATACAAGTGAAAATTTAGTAACTGTTGAGATTGTTTACTTCTCAGCCAACAAAACAGACCTCGAAAACTTGCAAATGTACGACACACTGAAGGGTATCTTCACTCCTATCCTCACCATAGGGACCAAGAAGAAGATCGTAAGAAACTACCGCGCCGAAGTCATTGACGAGCAAGATCATATCTACTCGATCAAATTCGACTTAAACTTTTACGACGAAATCGTGGATACAACTCCTGCTGCTCCGGACATGGGGACGATGACCTTAACTTTAAATCTAGGAGGGCAATAATATGGGTTTACCGAACATACAGGTAATCTTTCAATCGTTGGCAGTAAGTGCCATCGCCAGAGGTTCGAGAGGCATCGTGGCACTTGTCTTAAAAGATGCGGTCCACAATGGGGCAAACGTTTACACTGACCCGGCTACAATTCCGCAGGACTATTCAGCATACAACCTTAACCAAATCAACCTGGCGTTCATGGGCGGGGATCAGCCTCCGATCAGTTTAATTGTATACGTCGAGCCACTGGCAGCAGCGGATTACTCCGCGGCAATGACCTACCTTGAAACCGTCAAATGGGACTATGGTGCTGTTCCTGAAATCGACACGACAGACGCCGCTCTTGTCGCTACTTGGATTAAGTCGTGCAGGGATACCATGGGCATTAAGTCAAAGATGGTACTCCCGAACACTGCGGGGAATCATGAAGGTATTATCAATTTTGCAACGGATAATATCATCCTCGCAACGGGAACAGTCATGGCGATCGACTATTGCAGCCGGATTGCGGGAATTTTAGCCGGGACACCTCTCACCATGAGTGCAACATTCACTGTGTTGCCCGAGGTTAAAGACGTTCCTCACATGAGCGACACTCAATTCAGCACAAACATTAATCTAGGGCAGCTTGTGTTAATGAACGACGGTGTGAAAGTTAAAATTGCAAGGGCCGTGAACAGCCTTACAACGCTCACGACAACAAAAACGGCAGACTGGCAAAAGTGCAAAATCATTGACATCATGGATATGGAGTACAACGACATCACAACCACCTACAACGACAACTATGTAGGTAAGGTCCCGAACGATTACGACCATAAGTGTCTGCTCATAACCGCGATCAATGCCTATCTAACAGGCTTAGAGACACAGATGCTCTTAAACCCTGGGCAAAACAACGTGGGAATCGACATTGTGGCCCAAACGGCCTATCTCCAAGGTATCGGTGTCAACACGTCTGCGATGACACCTCTGCAAATCAAACAGGCGAACACAAGCACGTTTGTATTCTTGTCAGGAACAAACAGCCCTCTTGATGCAATGGAGGACTTAACCCTTAACCTATTCTTGAACTAAGGAGGTAAACCATGGACAGCTATACTGCCGATCAGGTTATCAATGGAACCTTTGGTCAAATGTGGCTAGACGGAAACCTTATGGCAGAAACTACGGCCCTCCAAGCTAAGGTAACGCTTACTAAAACAGCTGTAAATATATGCGGTAAGCTCGTGAGTGGGCAAAAGGTTACCGGGATGGAGTTAAAGGGAACCGTCAAATTAAACAAAGTAACCTCAGCCATGATTAAGGCAAACAGCGACAACATAAAGGCCGGAAAAACTCCAGAGCATACCATTATCTCTAATCTGGCCGATCCCCAAAGCTTAGGGGCTGAAAGAATCGTCCTAACGGGTGTTATGTTTGATGAATTGACTCTTGTGGACTGGGAAGCCAAGAAGAACGGTGAAGAGAGTGTGCCGTTTACGTTTATGGATTGGGATTTATTGGACGTTATCTAGTAAATCCTTTCCCTTTTTAAGGGAGGAAAACTTCATGCTGTTGTATGTAGGGAGCGTTATTGCAACTTATGCCTTGATATTCTGCATAATAGAAGAATTTAAAAAACAGGGGGAATCATCAATGAACATAGTAGAAAAATTACTTAAAATGGACGCAGGGAAGATAGAAAACCCAACTAAGGTTATTACGATAAATGCCAAAAAGCTCAAAGGTGCCATCGACTTCCCGTGTAAAGCTGTCGATGCTGAAAAATACGCTGAAATCCAAGAAGGTGCGCTCGAAATCCGCAAAGGTGACGTTAAAAAGATTAACATGTACAAGATGAAAACGTTGATAATCTTCGAGGGGTGTCCGGAAGTGTTTAAAAGTAAAGAGGTCATGAGCCATTTCGGAGTCCCTACCCCGCCAGAACTCCTCAGGAAGCTTTTGCTTAGTGGTGAGATCGACGACCTCTACAACGGCATCAATGAACTATCAGGCTACGAAAAAGATGACGAGGATGAAGAAGAAATAAAAAACTAATCAAGGAAGATGGGAACGTGCAAACCGCCTATCTTCTTTTTAGATTCAAAAACATGAGTCCCAGTGAGTACTATGATAAAAAGCCTGGCGAGAGGAAGATTCTCCGGGCTTTTATTCATTATGAGATCGAGGAGAGAAAACGTGAAAACCCTCAGGGCGGGAGATGATCAAAATGGCGCGTGTGATTGATGCCGTGATTCAACTGAGGGACCAATTTTCGGCAACGTTGAAGAATGTCAATGCCAATCTCTCGCAATTCCAGCGACAAGCCACTTATGCCGGAAGGAATATGGTGGCCGTTGGAAAGGACATGCAGAATGTAGGTAAAGCACTTACCAAGACGGTTACCGTCCCCATATTAGCGGTAGGTGCAGGCCTTTTAAAGCTTGGCCAAGATTTTCAAGATGCCGAGAACACCATACGAGTAGGAACCGGAGCCACGGGGAAGTCCCTGCAAGACCTCAACGACAGTTTTAAAAAAGTATACGGACAGGTGCCCACAACTATGGCGGATGCCAGTAAGGCTGTCGCAGACTTAAATACAAAACTTGGGATTACGGGGAAACCGCTTGAAGATTTATCTGCCCAAATGCTCAATCTCGCAAGAATAACAAAAACAGATCTTGCTACCGACATAACGGCGGCAACTCGTATGTTTCAGGATGCCGGGATCAAGCAGGAAGATTATTCGAAAGCCTTAGACTACACCTTTAAAGTAACTCAAAATACCGGGATCGGGATAGACTCCTTGCAACAACTCATGACACAGTTCGGCGGCCCATTAAGGCAGATGGGCTTTGATTGGCAGACAAGTGCCGCAATGCTTGGTAAATTTCAGAAAGAAGGTGTGAATACCGAGCTTGTAGTTGGTTCGCTCAGGATTGCGTTAGGAAAAATGGCTAAGAAGGGCGTAAGTGATCCGGCAGCAGCGCTCCAGGACATCGTAACGAAGATTAAGGCAGCAGGGACAGCTGGTAAAGCAAATGCCTTAGCCTTGGATATGTTCGGGGCCAAGGCTGGACCAGACATGGCTGCAGCAATCCGAGAAGGGCACCTGGATCTATCTGGTCTTCTACAAACCCTTAAGAATAGTCCGGATACTATTAACGATGCGGCGGCTGCCACCATGAGGATATCTGAAAAGTTTTCCTTACTGAAGCAGCAGATGGCGATAGCCTTTGAGCCCGTAGGGACAAAACTCTTGGATTCCTTTGATAAGTTAATGCCAACCATCCAAAAGGTAGCAGAGAAAGTTGCCGACTTTGCTAAGAGGCTTGCAGATATGTCACCGGCACAACAGGAAATGATTGTAAAGTTTGCCCTTGTGGCAGCTGCAGCAGGACCAGTAATCGTAATGCTTGGCAGTATAGTTCGCGGAGTAGGGGATACAATCGGACCCTTTATGAAATTATCCAAGTCAATCTCCAATGCTGGCGGCATAATGGCGTATCTTGCCGGACCAGGGGGAACAATCTTGTTGGTAATAGCTGCTATAGCTGCCTTAATAGCCATAGGGGTGCTACTTTACACTCACTGGGACGAGATAAAGAAAAAGGCGACTGAATTACACAGTGAGTTTGTCAATTTAAAGGACAATGCAATAGGTAAGGTTAAAACAGAATTCCAAAACTTAATGGATAAGGTCAAAGACGTCAAGGACACGCTCACCGATTTGAAAGACAAAGCCGTTAAGGATGCCAAAAAAATCTTTGAGGATTTCACCCAAACGTTAAAAGACCATCAAGCTGCCATAAAGACTACTGCAACTATATTGGGAACAGTATTTGCACCGGCGATAATTAAAACAGGTATTGAATCGGCGATCTCGGCTGGAAAAATAGCAGGAAGCTTCATTGCCAGTATCGCAAAAACCGGGTTAGAGGCTGTTATTGCAGCTGGTAAAGTAACTATAAGCTTCATCGCTTCAATGGCAGAGGCTGGGTTGAAAGCTGTAATAGTGGCGCCGTTAATACTTACGGGATTTGTGGCAGCCGTTATAGCTTCAGGAGTTGAAGCAGTCATATCAGCAGGTAAGATCACTGTTAGTTTTGTAGCCTCCCTTATTGAAACAGGGTCTACAGCGATTGCCACAGGAGGCATGATAACGCTAAGCTTAATTGGCTCCCTGATAGCTTACGCGGCACAAGGCTGGGCTACTGTAGCAGTAATAGCAGCTCAAACGTTAGGTTGGTTAGTGCAAAAGGGGATGATGATAGCATCAGCAACAGTATATGGCGTAATGACAGCTGCGCAATGGGCCTTAAACATAGCCATGGATGCCAATCCAATTGGAGCAGTAATTATATTAATCGGGTTACTTGTTGCCGCCGGTGTACTCTTGTACCAAAATTGGGGCACAGTTAAGCAAGTATTAAGCGATGCTTGGGTTAATATTAAAAACTCATTCACAGAGGGCATAAATTTCTGCATAGGCTTAATTGATCAATTCATAGGGACGTTAAACAAAATACCAGGGGTCAACATCCCGATATTATCAAAGATAAGTCTCGATGTTTCCGGAAACAGCACAGCTGCAGGTATGCAGGCTGGAAGAAATGCACTTGGCACAAGTTACTGGGGCGGAGGGGAAACTTGGGTAGGGGAGAATGGCCCAGAGAAGGTTACGCTGCCCAAAGGATCAAAGGTCCAAGATCATCAATCCTCTGTTAATTCCAGTGGCAAAAGTATCTCCATAGCGAAACTAGCAGATATGATCATAGTCCGAGAAGAGGCTGACATCGAAAAGATCGCCAAAGCCTTGGCGTACGAGCTGAAAAATGCAGCATTTAATATGTCCTAGTGGGAGGTGGACTCATGGAATTAGATAAAAAATGTGCCGGTCTTTCAGATAAAGATTTACATTGCATCGCTAGGCATATCCAGACTCTTGTGAAACTTTATTGGCATAAAGAATCTATGCCTCAAAAAGATTGCCAATTATGCGCCTATAGTAATAATTGCGGAGTTGATCCTTGGGATAGCTTCATTAAACTATCAGAAATAACAGGAGTAAGGATCAGTCCACATAAGGGATTTATGGCTTAACCCCTTGGGTCAAGGGGCAAATTTTATATTCGCAATTTCCATCAATACTGCATTCATTACCTAAAATTTTATACTCTGGGGAGAGTTTTCTAGGCATATGGATGACCGCATATTCAGCAATAATTGTTACTTGTTTTTCGAACCGTGGGCATTCTCCTTTAATAGCATACTTTACGGTTTCGTTAGACAGAAAATCACGCTCCTTCCGACCGGCACTTAACTTAAGATTCTATAAGATACCCACAAAACCTTCATGAAAAGTAGGGTGAGTACAATGGAATTTTGGCTTATTCAAGGTAACGACACCCTTCAACTTCCGGTCCCTCCCGCAAACTACTCCATTAAAAAAGCACTAAACAATAGCCTGCTCCTGGTTGAAGGTATGGGGGAGATAAGTTTTATCGGAAAACCAAAGTTGTCAGAGATAGCTCCTATAGAATCTTTCTTCCCTAATCATCCTTATAGCTTCTGTCAATACACCACGTTCCCGACGCCTAAAGAGTGTACGGACCTCATCGAGAAATGGATAGCAAGCGGAAATCCAATAAGATACTTGGTGACCGGGACAAGCATTAACCTACAGTGTTCTATCGAAAGCTTTGAATACGGCGAACGGGATGGCACGGGAGATGTCTATTTTACGCTGATTCTCAAGGAATATAAGACGATACCCCAAACCTGATTCGAGTTGGTGGGTGTTTAAAATGATAAAGGTTTACAGCAATTACTATGGCGGCTCGACGGATATTACTTCTTATTGTAAATCCGTTCAGTGGTCAGGCGATAAAACTCAATGCGCCAGAAGAGTTGACATAACCCTCGCCTATGCGATCTTTGATACGAACCAACCGAAGACCCAGATCAGTCCAGGGACGATCGTGTGGGTGGTGGATGATACTGCGGACGAAATATTCAGAGGAGTTGTTTTCGATAGGTCTATAAATTCTAACCAAGAATTAAAATTTACGGCCTACGATTTTCTTATTTACTTCCTAAAATCAAAGATGTCATTCAACTTTACCAATATGTCGCCCGAGGCGATCGCGGCAAAAGTGTGTGGTGAAGTCAATGTGCCAGTGGGAAATTTAGCGTCAACAGGGTTAAGTTTGGACCTTATCGCTGCAAATAAAACGCTCTATGACATCATCATGCAAGCATATTCCTTTGCATCTCTTTCAAACGGAAAACAGTATTTCCCGACTATGAGCGGCGGGAACCTGAATGTGATCGAGAAGGGCCAGAATCTTATTAATTTTACCGTGGACCCTTACGTTAATATCGACAACTCCGAATACAGCGACAATATCGACACGATGATTAATAAAGTTAAAGTCTACAAAAGCAAGGAAGACTTCACGGGTGAAATTATCGAGAACACAGACTGGCAAAACTCGTACGGGATACTCCAAAATGTTTATACCGTAAGCAAGAACAAGGACACGACTGTAGAGGCATCCCTTCTACTGAAAGGCGTGGAGCAGCAGTTAGTCACGGACGTAGTTGGGAATGTAAACGTCATAACAGGTACAGCCGTAAAGACACATATATTCTATGTTAACGTCCTTCAAGATGCCACTTGGTATGTTGATGGTGATGTTCACACATGGGAGATTGCCACAGGAAAATATACTATGCGGCTTACCCTGGAAAGCCAAAACATCATGGATCTCAAGGGCGGTAAAGTCGATGACGGTTAAGGCGGTGATCCGATGAAACCCAAAAACCCCTACTCAGACATCGTAAAAATCATGCAAGACCAAGGTGCGAAATACAACACGCCTTATATCCAATTGGGAGTCGTTATATCCCCAGATCCATTGACCATTCAGGTTGGGGATTTACAGGTTTCGAAAGACAATCTTATGGTGGCAGACTATCTCCTGCCTAACTATGCCCGGAAATACACAGCTACCGGAAACATCCAGCTCACAGAAAGTGGCAGCATCGGAGCTACAGATGGGACCGTGGTCGGACCCTACGGATCACATACCCACAATGTTATCACGACGAATCTCAACACAAATAATACCCAAAACGGAGACATTACACTTACAGACGGATTCAACGCAAACGATGTTGTGGCCTTGAGCCCGACATTGGACGGACAAACTTATATTGTATTTGCAAGGTTGGTGAGTCCATGAGCAGTATATTCCCTTCAGTAACCGCCACAATTGGAAGTGTTATTCAGACGACGATTCCAACGTCTCTCTCCCTTGCCAAAGAGTATGCATGGGATTTCGATAACAACAATTTCCTGCTACTCGATGGGAAACATCAAGCTGTAACAGGGGCAGCCGCAGTCAAAGTGTGGATCTGGAAATGCCTTAAGACTCCAAAAAACACATTCAAAGCCTACGATGGAAACTTTGGTAATGACATCGAAACCCTTTATGGGCAGGGCCTTTCCGTGGCGGCTCAGAAGTCCGAAATCGAAAGGTATCTGAAGGAAGCACTCCTTGTGAGCGCCTATATCACGGGCATTTCTGATATTAGCCTAAGCGTCGACGGTAGTCAGACCAGCTTTAGTTTTACAGCAGCCACGATCTATGGGGCGGTGAGCATAAGTGGCGTATAGCGAGACAAGCGCTGTTATTCTGGCCCGGATGATCGGGAATGTGTCCTCTGACATCGATACGACGGAGGGATCATTGACTTATGATGCCCTTTCTCCAGCGAGTATTGAACTTGCACAGCAGGAAGCAAACCTGGACCAAGTAGCAGCCATGTTCGATCTCTCAAACCTAAACGGGGATGAACTCGCCACCAGGATCAATCAACGGACAGGGCTGACTCGGATCTCAGCGACCTATGCCAATACGGCTGTCACCATAACCGGAACCGGAACGATCAATGTGGGTGATTTAGTCCAAACACCGGGAGGGATTCAGTTTAAATCCACGGTTCAACAAGCCATAACCACCTCCGGAAGCGTTAATGTCCAGGCGGTCGTTGCCGGATCGAGTGGAATGGTTCCTGCAAGTCAAATCACGCAATTTCCGGTGGCGATCTCCGGTTTGGTCAGCGTAACGAACCCAAACCCGACCATTGACGGGTTCGACGCCGAAACGGATGCAGCCCTTTTGCAGCGTTATTATGCCTATATCCAAAACCCTTCAACCGGGGGGAATATCGCTGCGTTCACCAACGCCATCAAAGGCTTTTCAGGGGTTGGCGACGTTAAAGTTTACCCTACTTGGAGTGGAAACAATACTGTGCTCCTCGTGATTATCGACGCGAACAAGCTCCCACCAAGCACAGACTTAGTGACCTCAGCGCAAACTTTTATGGACCCAGGCGTGCAGGGCCTTGGGCTTGGTGCTGCTCCTTTCGGTGCCTTTACAACCGTTGCGGGAGCCACAGCGAACACCATAACCATTGGGTTTACATCAGTAAAGGACCCGGCCTACACTGATGCCCAAAGACAAGCTAATGTACAGGCCAGCCTTACTGCTTACTTCCAATCCATCGCTTTCATCGCAAGTTCAGTGAGCTATGCCAAAATAGGGGCCACGATAGAAGCAACCGCCGGGTTCTTAGATTCTAGCGCATTACTTGTGAACGGGGGGACGGTAAACATCCCTCTGACCTATACGTCGGCTTTGACTCAAACTCCGGTCTTGGGGGTGGTGACGATTGACTAGCAGCGCTAATTTATTGAGCTACATTCCACCCTTTCTGAGCAGCACCGAAACCTTCACGGAGCTCTTTAACGCAGAAGGCCAGGAGTTTGATAATCTCGCTGCCGATGTGAGTGACATCCAGGCCCAATTCGATCTGACCACGGCAACCTGGGCCATGAACATCTACGAGAAAGAGCTCGGGATTGTAACAGACACATCCAAGTCTCTGGCTTATAGATGGAGCGTTGTGATGTCCAGGTGGCGCGGCAACGGCAATCTGACGGCAACCTTACTCGCCACGGTCTGTGATGCCTTTACGAATGGGAATGTTCAGGTAACGTTTGACGGAACAATCCACGTCAAGTTCACCAGTGTTCTCGGTGTCCCGCCGAATATGAGTGATTTGGAAGCAGCCGTGGCCCTCATCAAACCTGCTTATTTGTTCCTCGACTATTCCTATGCATACCTTCTCATAAGCAACATTGACCAGCTTATGACTATAACTATCTTGGATTCTACGCCATTAAATGAATTTGCGGGAGGTTCATAATGTCGAGCAGTACACCAAATCTCAGCCTCTTGAAAATGGACCCAACCGCAGACGGGAGCTCCACCTTCAATATTAAAACGATGTTGAATGATAATTGGGATAAGATCGATGCGGCGGTCGCTTCCGTCGAAGAAGCAAC